TCATTAGCCATTTATTCTTGCTCCTACATTAGTAATCCATGCATAACCTGTTGATATTCCAACTTGTCTACCGCCAGATTTTCCTTTTTGTAAATTTCTTTTATATGATACTGGATTCTTAAAATACTCTGCCACTCCACTTGTTCTTAAAAATGCCTGTGTAAAATACCTGCTAAAAAATAAATCAACTGTTCTTTCAAATGAACCTTGTACTTGTGCGCCACCTGGATTTAAAACCTCTACTGGAGATTTTGTAAATACAGTTTCTCCATTTTCTTCAAACACCAAAACACTAGATCTTTTAGGAGCAATAACCACTGGAATACCATCTTCCATAATTTTTGCTTTATTATAAAAAGGAACAGAAGATCCTTCTTTTATACTATTAGATTGTCTAAAAGAAGAATAAAAAGATAGTCCACGATTACTAATAGTATAGTTAATATCAAATAATCTAGCATCTGGGCTACCAGTTCTTGACCATTCATATATATGGTGCAAAGCCTGTGGATTTGATCTAGCATTTGTATCAATAAAAATCTCAAGTATTTCTTTTATGCCGCTACCAAGAGAATTTAAAAAAACACTTTTACCCTTTTTAATGCCGTCTAAAAATCCAAGAGAATACTGAACAACATTATTCATATCACTAATAAATTTAGCTTGATTTAGTTTAACAGATATCATAGGTCTGATGCCTGATTCTCTGATCTACGAACAACAAGCTTATAATACTCTACCTCTCCGAATGGACCAACAATTGGTTCATTGGATGCTATTTCAAAAATAGTAGATCGGCCAGAACGTGGTCCAGCAGTCTCCAAATATACGGGTGTTTCTGAATGTGTTCTTATGTTTGTAATCACTACATTGGTTATAGATTCTCTAGAATAGCTTGATCCAATTCTTACATCATTTTTCGTTCTGCCTAGTAAATTTACATCAAGATTAATCTTTGCATTTGGTTTTACTTCTTCTTGTCCAGCAGTTCCTACTGGTGCAAAGCTACAAGTTATTACTCTATCAAGTACCCATTTTTTCTGAACATTGCCATATGCACCTTGATCAACAATAGGATAAAATACATCTGCCTTAAGCGGATATAAAAAATCTGTCTCTAGGCAAGAGTCTATCATTATAGAACTCCTGGTTTACCAATGTTTGTTATATATTTGTCTAGAATTTTATCAACTAAAAGATTGCCAGTTCCTTCAAATAACCCCTTGTCAAATTGAAGGCGGTATTGATCTGTAGAATAACTTGATACATATCTCTTATAATAATCAAGCTTGCCACACTTAATATCATTAATCAACATTGATGTTGCATCTTGAATATCAATTGGCACTACTCTATATCCTGTTTCTAGCAAGAATATATAATCAACGCCTTGTCCAAAAACAACTCCAGGCTGTACAGTTAGAGTGTTTCCGCTATCTTCTGTATCAAACATAAATATTGAGTCAGATGCTGCTAGAGCCATTCTTGCTGGCTTGCGCTCTGATCTATTTAAAGCATCTACTGCTGCAACTGGATCTTTTGTAATTGCGCTTTTATCTTTTGTAATTAAATAATCCCAGTCTCCAAGAGCTGGACCATCTGTATCATCTACATCATATACAAGTTCTGCATTCTCATATACTTTTAAAATCTTGTATGCTTTTTCCCATAAAGGCATGTAGTCAGTTCCCTGTCCTACTGTTTCCATATAAGATGTTTTATAATAAAATCCACCAGTTACGGTATCAATAATTGCTCTTGCAAGAGACTCGTATCCTTCATACTCTTTTATTTCACTTGCTGTTGTTCCAAGGGTACTTGGATTTATGTATGGTCTTTCAATATTTAAATTATCTTCAACAACTATGTCTCCAAGATTTGGATCTGTTTGCCCAGTAACATAGATAGCTTCATATATTTCAAGATGATATGATTTATCATATTTAGAAAAATACTCTGGCAGCTCTAATGTAATGATAGAGCTAGCGTTGGATTCAACATTTTCTTCAACACGAATAATATCTCTGTCTGAATCTTTAATCAAAACAACATAATCAGTTGACGCTGCTGGAACGGTATATGTAACTGATAATGGATATGGTGGAAGTCTTAGTATATTCATTTCTTCTTTTTACCGTAAAATTTTGCTACCTCGTCTGGTGTCGCTATGCGAACATCATTACGAACTAACCACTTTTCGGAATCCTCCTTAGATACTATGTTATAGCCTCTTTCAAGGTCCCCCACACCATTCCAATGAAGATTTTTAATTGAATAAAGAGCAACCCTCTCTACTGGCTGATCTTTTTTCTTCATTGCTTCTACTTGTTCTGGTCTTGGAATAAAGGAAAAAATTACTTCTAATATTTCTACCTTTGTACTTACTCCAAACAAATCTATATTATTTTTCTTTGCGTATGCTTTTAATTGTGGTACTGTTTTCTTTTTTAAATCTTCTACTAATTCTACTGACATTATTATTCCTCCACTGCTATTATATCAGAATGTGAATAAGGAGGGTAGTTTTTACGCTACCCTCCTTTTCGGTACTGCTATTTAGTTATTAGGAATCAGATGCTGCATCTGCGTAAGCAACTGCATCAAGCTCTTCCCATTGTAGACCAAAGCGGACGAATACTGTGTATTCAATTGTATCCTTCTTTGGCTTGTATTCACGATTTACTGTGATATCACGCTGGAAGCCCCAAACACGGTTTGCAGGGAATGTCAAGTCGACATAATCTGCTGGGTAGTAAGGTACTTCCATAACGTCAACACCGAGAACACGTGTTGTACGTGCTCCACCAAGTGTTTGGCCAACGCCGTCTAGATAATTCTGACGGTTAGCCTGTGTACTGCCTGGAGTCATTCCAGCAATTGCTTCTGCTACTGCATCAGCAAGAGTTCCGTTGTTTGTAACGATACCTTGGAATGCGTCTGTACCAGCATAGAACTTAAGATTGCTCTTAATTGCACGGTACTTACGTGGCATTGCAAGAATAATGTCCTGCATTACGGCTGGTGTCCACGCATCATCAGAAACGGTTACAACTGCTTCGTGAGCATCTGAACCATCTGTGACTTTGTGTACGAAACCTTCCATGATTGAAAGGAAATTGCCTGTTGATCCATCACCATTGATAGCGAGGTCTTCGATATCATTAGCAAATGCGTTTGTCATAAGACGAACGAGATGATCTTCAAGGGCACCTCCTTCAATATTGTCTTCTAGAGACTCGGTAGAAACTTCCCAATCAAGACGAATCTTCTTGGTTGTTAACTCTACCTTAGTAAATGTTGCGCCAGCATTTGTGTATGTGTTGTCAGCTTGTGCTGCAGCACGGATTACACGCTCACCTACGTTGACCTTTTCGATCTCCATAGTGTTTGCTCGCATTGTAACTCTACGACCATCCTTGGCGAGAACTGTTGCATCCCACACGTAGTCGATGAAGCGGCGAGCTTGCTCTGGTGCTAAAATACCACCAGGTGTTCCAGTAGGATTCACTGCATTGGCACCAGTTGTTACACCAAAGTTTGCTGTAGCAATGTTTCCAAGTGAATCTGCTGGTGAAAGGTTACCTGAAGGGCCTGTTACTGTTGCACTTCCAACGCCACCTGATGCTAGTGCACCTTGTCCGTCATGATTGTGAGCTTCAGTAGTTCCTGGGTAATTCTTTACGATTTCTTGTTCCGACATATTGTTCACCTCCTAGTGAATATACCTTAATTAAATAGGTCGGCTGTTTTGAGGAAACGTCCGCCCCATAGGGATTTTTGAGCTTTCATTTCTGGAAGCTCCTGCACGATCTCGCCTAGATCGCCAGACTTGCGGAAAGCGGTGTCTTGCTCTACTGCATCTACACGCTTTCCAAATTCATTAAAAGAACCCTTTACTTGGCTTACCTCATTTGCTACAGACTTTACTTCGCCTGTAACTGTTTCAAGGGACTTTGTTATTGCATCAACGTTAGCCTGAAGTGACTTAACTGTTTCTGCTAGATTGCTCAAGGCATTTGTAACTGCTTCGTTAATATCAGAAACTGCTTTTGCAATTTCCTCTGTTGCATCAACTTTTGCATCTACTGACTTTTCTGTAGTATCTTCTACAGCAACTGGTGCTGCATCAGCTACTGGCTCTTCTGCAGCGGCTTCCTCTGCTGGAGCCTCTACCACAGCTTCTGCT